AAAGCCTATCAAGACCCAGTGCCAAGGGCTAATTTTGATCAAGCTACCTATGACGCAGAGGTTAAGTCTAACAAAGACTCGACTATGCCAAGTGTTCTTTTGTCAGCAATAAAAAATGACAAGTACCGCAATGATGAGGTGAGTTACAACCAGGCGTACTACAAGGCCAGATTAGCAGGAGGCGCAACTCAAGCAGAGCTTGCCGCAGAACAAAAGTCGATAGGCAGTAAGAAAATGTACTCAGGTGATCGGGTGATTACCAAAGAAGATCAGGCAAGATCAAAGTACATTCTAGCTGGTATTGAGAGAACTGGGGTTACGCCTACAGTGACCTCTGAAAAGTCTGGTTTCTTTGATGAGATGACTACGACAAAAAGCTCGTATGACATTGGTACAGGTAAGCCAGTGACCACCACAACTCAGGAATACAAGCCGAATATTTTAGGTGTACAGCTTGGCGACAATATTACTAAGACGTTTGTTAATGGCGTGGCTACTTATACAAAGACAGGTGAGGGTGAGGCTAAGACTTCAGATTTAGGTTCGTTAAAGCAGCGTTCACAGTCTTCACAAGACCCTATTGCAGAAATGCAAGACATTGACAATCAGATAAAGACCGAGACCGATCCTGTCATATTAAAAGCATTGCACAAGCGCAGATTAATGCTTATGCGGATGAACCGAACCAACACTAGATTCGCTGGTATGTTGGGCGAAGCTGACACCAAACGAACAAATCTAATGAGTATTAGCTAATGGAAGCTTATGAAAAGGGCAAGCAAATAGAGCCAAATGTGTCACCTGTCGCATTGTTAAAACGCTATGACCGACTAAGGGCCGATAGAACCAACTGGGACACCATGTGGGAAGAGTTAGCCACATTCCTAATGCCTGGCAAAATTGACTTTATAACAACGTCCACCAGAGGCACTAAACGCGCTGCTGAAGTCTATGACTCTACTGGTATACACGCACTACAGATATTGTCGGCATCGCTTCATGGGTCGCTTACAAGCCCTTCTACTAAATGGTTCGGATTAAGGTTCCGTGAGGATGAGCTTAATGAGAACAAAGAGGCCAAAGATTGGCTAGAAAAGTGCAGCATGGGCATCTTTCAAGAGTTTGGAAAGTGTAACTTCTCTACTGAGGTAGCCGAGTGTTACCAAGATTTAGTTGGCTTTGGCACATCAGCGTTACAGTTTGATGTAAAGACTAAAGACTCTGTCTTTGATGGGTTTAACTTTAAAGCGTGTCACCTAGCAGAAGTGGTTATTTCTGAGAGCGAAGAGGGTAAGGTCGATACAGTGTTTCGCAAGCTAAAGCTAACGGCTCGTCAAGCGTATCAGAAGTTTGGTAAAGACTGTGGCGACAAGGCCATGAAAGCTTTGGACAAAGACCCTGATCAGGTGTTTGAGTATGTGCAAGCTGTCTTTCCTAGAGAGTTAAAGGGTGAGCCAGCAATGGTTGCACCGCCTAATATGCGTCCGTTTGCCTGCTATTTCATTAGTGTAATCGATAAAAAGATATGCAAAGAATCTGGATATTATGAGCTTCCGTTCATGGTTCCACGCTGGGCTAAGACCACTGGTGATATGTATGGATTCGGGCCAGGCTGTATTGCTAGGGCTGACATAAAGACCTTAAACGCTGCAAGAAAACTGGCTATGAGGGCGTGGGAGAAGTCGATTGATCCCCCACTAAAAGCAATGCAAAACGGCATCCTTGGCAAGATTGATTTACGCCCATCGACAGTGACTTATGTACGCGATATGCAAAACTTAGAGCCGATTGTTAACCAGACTAATTGGAACGCTGACCAGCTTATGTTGGCTGATGTGCGTGGATCAGTCAGGCGTATCTTCTTTAGTGATCAGCTTGAGTTGAATGAAGGGCCGCAGATGACAGCGACTGAGGTTCAAGTGCGCTATGAGTTAATGCAACGGCTGTTAGGGCCAACCCTTGGTCGACTTCAATCTGAGTTCTTAAACCCAATTGTTGAACGTGCTTTTTATTCCATGTTGCGTGGTAATGCGCTGCCACCAATGCCCGAAGTATTGCAGCAAATAGGAGGTGATCTGGACATTGAGTATGTAGGCCCATTAGCACGATCTCAGAAGATGGATGAGGTGACCTCTATCCAACGCGCAATAGACGGGATCATGCAACTGGCTCAAGTTAACCCAGAGGTGCTAGACATTGTTGATGTAGACAAGGCAGGCCGCACGATCTCAGACAGATTGGGTGCGCCTGCTGATATGTTGCGAGGTGCTGAACAAGTTGGTGAGCTTAGACAGTCTCGACAGCAGCAGCAACAGGCTCAAGCTGAAATGGATCAAGGTCAGCAAGAGATTGCAGGAGCGCAGCAAGTAGCCGATTTGGAGCAGACAGTAAATGGATCAGTTCAGTAAAGATATACGAGAATTATTTAACAGCAAAACAGGCGAGAGAATACTTGCCAATATGAAAGTGGCCTATGGTGATCGTATTTCGTTCAGCAAAGACCCCTGTGAAACTGCCTTTAAAGAAGGGCAGCGAAGCATATATTTAGAAATTAAAAACGTAGTGGAGAAAGACAATGAGTGAAGAAGCAGCAGCAACAGAGTCCTGGCACTCTGGTTTGTCAGAAGAATACCGAGGCAATGAGTCTTTGTCACAGATTCCTGACTTAAACACCCTAGCCAAGTCTTACCTTGATGCCCAGCAGTACGCTGGAGGCAGTATTCGCATACCTAGCGAAGAGGCAAGCACAGACGATTGGGCAGCGTTTAACGCAAAGCTTACCGACAAAGTTCCTACCCTATTAAACCTTCCTAGCGATGAATCTGAGGCCCGTGATGCGATGTATGCGCGTCTTGGTCGCCCAGACACTAAGGATGGCTATCAGATCGAAGGTGCTGACCCTGAGTTCTTACAATGGGCGCATGACAATGGCCTATCCACTGCACAAGTTAAAGCGTGGCAAGAGAACACTCAAAGTCAGTCGACTCAAGACCAAGAAGCTAGTGATGCCGAAATGCAAAAGGCTAACGATTTGCTTAAAAAAGAGTGGGGCCATGCCTACGATGCCAAGTTAGCTGCGGCTAAGAATGCTGTAATGGCCTATGCCGATGCTGAGACACAACAGTTCTTGTTAGACAGTGGCCTAGCTAATAACCCTGGCATGATCCGATTGATGGCTGGTATTGGTGCAACCCTTTCAGAAGAGCAGTCTGCTGGCATTGAGTCTGGCTCACGATTTACCTTATCTCCGACTGAGGCAATGGATCGCATCAGTGAGGTTAGGCGCAACCAAGAACACCCGTACAATATCACTAATCACCCACAACATGGGGCTGAAGTGGAGAAAATGGAAAGGCTATACACACAAGCCTATCCAGAAGAGGTTTAATTCCTAATAACCGAGCAAATTTAAACGAACATCTAACTCAACAGGGTAGCTAATTTTAGTCCTGATGGGTTGGATGGGCCGTTTCTCATCTCGTCAAAGCAAGCGTCATTGCCAGTTAAGAGTCCGAAAGGGTAGCTCAAAACGCCAATTTCAATTTGCCAATTTCGGAGATGAATATAATGGCTAATACAATCGCAAAAGCGTTTGTCCAACAGTTCCAGGACAACCTTATACATTTAGCGCAACAAAAAGGTTCACGCCTACGCGCATCAGTAAACGAGCAGTCAGTAACGGGCGAGAAGTTCCACTTTGAACGTCTAGGCAATGTCGCTGCTGTAGTTAAATCAAGTCGTCACACTAATACGCCTGTGTTGGAAGTTCCACACTCGCGCAGGACTGCAACGATGACTGATTACCACTGGGCTGATTTAATCGATGACGAAGATAAAGTTCGTATGTTGGTTAGTCCAGAGTCCCACTATGCCAAGTCTGGCGCAAACTCAATGGCTCGCGCATTCGATGATTTAATCATTGCTGCTGCCACTGGTAACGCTGTTGATGGTGACGGGTCTAACGTAGCCTTGCCTGCTGGTCAAAAGATCGCTCATGGTTCTGCTGGCTTAACGCTTGCCAAGTTGATCTCTGCTAAAGAGATTTTAGATGGCAACGATGTTGATCCAGACGAAGAGCGTTTCTTTGTACTAGGCTCACAACAGGTTTCTAACTTGTTGAACACGACTGAGGTGAAATCTGCGGATTACAACTCTATCAAAGCTTTGGTTCAAGGCGACATTGATACCTTCATGGGATTCAAGTTCTTGCGCTCAGAGCGTTTAAACCTAGCTTCAACCCAGCGTAAGTGCTTTGCATTTACTAAAGGCGCGATGGGCTTGGGCATTGGTAAGGACGTTACGACTAAGATCGATCTACGCCCTGACAAGTCTTACGCTCACCAGGTGTATCTATCATTCGTAGCTGGCGCAACTCGCGTACAAGATGAATGTGTAGTCGAAGTTCTTTGTACTGAGTCCTAAGTTCAGTATGTAGCAACCAAGGGGCTGAAATACGCCCCTTTTTTTTAACTAGGAGTTGTCATGGCTAGTGAAGTTTCAATCTGTAATAGGGCTTTAGCCATGCTAGGTGCTAATACAATCACCTCCTTGCAGGATGGCTCAACCGAAGCCAATGTATGTAACGCAGTTTACGCAGATGCGCGTGATGCTGTCCTACGATCACACCCTTGGTCGTGCGCTATTCAACGCGCCACACTTTCACAACTATCCACCGATCCAGTATGGGGGTTTGACAAAGCATACAGCTTGCCAAACGATCCACATTGTCTGTCGGTATTGGAATTAAAAGAAACCAGCACATACCGAATTGAGGGCAGAACCCTAGTATGTAACACAGATACCGCAACCATTAAATTTGTTGCAAGAATTACAGACCCTGGGCAGTTCGATCCAGCTTTAGTCTTTGCTTTAGCGTGTCGCATTTCTGCCGAGGTTTCCTACGCACTGACTCAGAATCGGGCCTTGTCTAACGATATGTGGGCTATGTCTACAACGTCCTTGAGGGATGCCTCAATCTACGATGGCGCAGAGGTTGGCGCAGAGGACATAAACTCAGTTGTATTTGAGGTTGCCAGAGCATGAGACTATCCCCAATCATTAATAGCTTTGCATCAGGGGAGCTATCACCACGTTTAATGGGGCGCACTGACTCACCAAAATACGCCACAGGCTGCGAGGTCATGGAAAACTTTATGGCATTGCCTCATGGTGGAGCTAAAAGGCGTGGTGGTACTCGCTTTATTAACGAGGTCAAGAACTCAGCCCATACGACTAGGCTAATACCTTTTGAGTTTAGCGTTGATCAGACCTATGTTTTAGAGTTTGGTAATAATTACATTCGTTTCTACACCAATGGTGGGCAAGTCCAAGCTAGTGGATCGGCCTATGAGATAAGCACGACTTACACTCACTCTCAGGTCAATGAGCTACAGTTTGCACAAAACGCAGACGTAATGTGGATCGTTCACCCAAGTCATAAGCCTAGAAAACTAACGAGGTTAGCCCATGCCACTTGGACACTTGCTGACGAAGTATTTAAAAAAGGCCCATTTTTACCTGTTAACCAAGACGAGTCACTTACTCTCACGTTTGCCTCAACAAGTGCTG